TAGTGAGTGCATAGTCCATAGCATTTCTCATAGCTTCAGGATACTTAGACTCACCAAATATTAATCCTGTCTTTAGTACACCTGTCCATTCGCCATCTTGTACGTCAGGACTAATGATGATAGCAACATCACCGTCTTTTACTTCATAACCCATCAGCTTCTCCTTTTAACTATGATGCGCTGATCTTTCATACGCTTACCTTTTTCTATCAGCCAACCTTCTGGTATCAAACGATGCGCCCACTTAAAACCTTTTTGTTCACACCAATCACAGTACCTAGACTTGGCTCCTTTGTATAGTCTAGCTTTAGCATTACTGAATACAAACCTGATGTCTAGCTTTGGGTGCTGTCTCTGTATCTCTATGTGTTTGCGTCTGTCTGCTGCGCTGAATATACCTTTAGTCTCTATTATTATTCCGTTGTCTAATTCAAAGTCAGGTGTGTATGTGCGATAGCGTAAGTCTTCCCACTCTATCTTTATCTTCTCATACTCTACTGTCTTCTGTCTAGTCTTTAGAAACGCAGCAGCCTCTTGTTCAAGACCGCTACGATATAATCTTTTATTGTGTCTACGTGGCAAGACCATCACCTATAAGAACGTAGTCAACTTCAGGTGGGTTCTTTGCTTTAGATACCCTTGAAGGTAGTGTCTTCAAACCTTCCCAACACTTATGCTTGAAGCTACAAAACTTACATGCACTGTTGAGTACGAGGTTACCTGATTGCTTCTTAAAGTATGTCTCAGGCACAGGTTCAAAGCATCTTTTGAATGGCTCATCTTTCTCTATGTAATTTACCGTTTCTTGGATGTCCTGAATTACCTGCTCAGAGTCAACCTCCGAAGCACTGACATACTTAAACTCACCGTTGCCTTTGTTGACCACCCACCAACCGCCAACTTCTTTTCCTGCGGCCTTAGAATAGCCCACTAATTGTGGTATGTAACCGAAGCCATCACCCTTCTGTAAAGATTCAAATGAGTCAAACTTGTTAGCGTATGACCAAGGTGATGCAGACTTCACATCATCTATCTTGCCATCCATTTCCATGTCGTACTCACCCTGTATCTCCTGTCCATCTGGTAGCTTGAGTGTGACGTTATCATTGTCTTTGAACTCAGCACCTGATGCACGTAGCAACCCTTTGAACACAGCTTCAACTAGATCGCCTAGTAGCATGTTAATCAGGAAGTGTGGAGGTAAAGGTATCTTACCTTCAGGATCATTCTTCTCGAACCATAGCTGACACTTTGGCTTACCTATGTTAGACATACGCAGCTTGAACTCATCACGTGGTGGCGAGTTAAACTGTTTGTCCAACGCAGCTTTAACATCGGAGGCAACCTGATTGGCTACCTCCTCTGTCATTGTAGCTTCACCGTTCATAGCCTTTTGCAAATAGCTAAAGACTTGTAGTTCAGCAGGGTGATTCATTACTCATCCACCTCTACGAAGTCATTGTTGAGTATACCTTCGACAAGATCTGAGTCACCATCTGTACCACCCTTGGCACGTTCATGATGTAAGTCCAGTATCTTACCGTTGCTATACTCAATAAGTTCTAAGAAGTCTTTGAGTGTATCGTTGTCTACGCTGCTAAGTTCTACAGCATCACCAAGTGTGGCATGTATCTTACCAAACTTAGCACCAGTAGGTATGCTATCTTCTATACCTTCTAGCTTAATGGTAGACATGATAGGAAGAGTGTTCTTCTTCTTGAGGTGACCCATGACACCGTTGATACTCTTCAAGCTGTCACGGTTCTTAACATCCATTACAAATGGTATGGACTCGACTGCACCTACAGCTTCGCCCTTCTCATTAGTTGGATTGTCTAGTGTGACTGTACCGTAGTAAACTACGACACGCTTGACTGATCGTATCACTTGCTTGGTAGCATCATCGAGTGCATTGAAGTCTTCGATGTAACCAGTAGGTCTGCCTAAGTTAAACCCACCAATGCTATCTTTCAAGTCACCGTTGAGAGAGTTAGACATCACAGACTTTTCCATCTCTTCTGTGTCACTGTTCCATCTCTGCCACTGATTGCGTTGGGCAAAGACACGAACCGTAGCACCTACACTGTAGACTATATCATCCCCAGTCTTGAGGGTGAATGCACCTACTGGTACTACCTCTGTCTTTATCATCTTACCATTGAGATCAACTTCACCCATGATAGGTTGATGCAACATTCCTAAACGTGAGATCGAAGGAGTGTACTCTTGTGAAGGTGTAGATGATACACCCATGAGTTCTGCCATCGACTGACCACGTTCTGTTGCTACTGCTAGTTCTGTACTCATTCTATATCCTTTTCTATAGAGTCAAAGAGCCTTAGTTATACACTATATATCAACTGTGTCAAGCCAGTTGTCACCTATTTTTGCTTCTAAAAGCATAGGCACATTCATTTCTATACCATATGTCTCCTCTATTATTTTGTTCAAATCCTGGTTGAGTGTCCACACCATTGACAATACTAAATCTTTCTCGTCAGGATGTACGTCAACCACCATAGAATCGTGTACAGTATTGACTAAACACGACTTCATATGTCGCAAACGTTCATGCATCTCATT